CATGGAAATGGTAAGTTGTCTAGACTCGATCGGTCAGTGACAGTCTCGGCAATCTAATAGTCCAAGGAGGGTCTGTTAGAGAAGTAATTGCATTAATTTCCTCCGAGATGAGAGCGGCTGCGTGACGTAGGACCATGGACTGAACCTGAGGATCTAGGGCACTCAATACCCCCTGTGATGTTACCTCAAGGATCTCAATTAGTCTATCGGTGGCACCAGATTTTAGAGGATCTGGCATAGAAGAGTACTCAGAATGTTCATCAAGATTAAACATCATAGGAATGCGAGGAATGGCCACTTGGATTTTAGTAATCTCAGAATCCTTAAAGCCTACCATGCGCAGATATCCCGTTACATCCCCTTTGTTCTTCCTGATCTCCTGAATTGTATTCATCACTAACTCAGGCGTCATGTCCGTCCTAAACTTAGGGTCAAACACACTTTTCACACTGGATGGAAAGAGTGGACATTGCTTCTTGGGAGCCGTCATCATTCCCAGGAAACCCATTGTGTAATTAGTTGGAGCAGGATCGCACCAGAATGGATGCCAACGTCGCTTATAACGAGTACGTGTAGTTCCAGAAACGAGAAGTTGGTAGTAATCGTTCGAATAATTCTCAGGCAAAGTCAAGAGAACATCTGATGATAACCTATAAACCAACCTACGAGTCACACCACCCACATAGACGTCTGTACCTGTATGGATGGAAGACATGACCGTCTTTCTGAGCTCAGGATCAAGAACACTTCCACGTCTTGATGCGACAAGGCCATTACCAACAAGAGCACGATCAAGCATGGTCTGCCTCCACCGTCCTTTCTGCACAGTGCGTCCAATAGCTTCGTCCAATTTGCGAGAGGGACTATAGCGGAAGGCATGTTTCTTATAACCTTGAGTAACTGGGTCTACAAGCACAGCTAAGGCACTTTGTGAACTAGCTAAGCGCTCATCATTTAGTGCATTCACCGCATTAGACTCTAAGACCGTAACATTTGTGCTCTCACTCATACCATTAATGGTCTGGACTACAGGCTTTTGTCCGTATGCTCTGACTATACGAGCCCCGAGCTCACGGGGATCTTCTAGCTTCACTCGTGCATCAAGCTTAATTGGTTCGTTACTTCCAGTGAATGCAAAGTGATTCAGCTGCATCCATAACTTAGAGTTGGAATTTGGAAAACCTAGGAAACTTCGATTGCATGTTCCACCCGGTGATATCACCGTCTCAGGCTGTAGTATAACCCGTTTACCATAAATAGCAAACACAGTACTCAGAGAAGCCAAGGTGATAACCATCTGATTAACAGCCATGACATTGCCTCCACGTCTTCCAATTTCGGTGACTTTATCGATCAAAGACCCAATGTTCCCAGGACCATCATTCACCGTAGGTGTCTCAGAATCAACAGCGATGGGCCTAGCGAACTTCTGACCACCTATGAATCCCCGTTGAAGCATGTGAGCAACTTTACCACTTATGGAATCATCTTCAGTTTTCAACTCTTGACCTGCTTCATCAAATGCAAGTTTTTGGGCTCCACGTGCATATTCCACTCCTATATCAGCAAGTGACTTCTCACTACCTGCTGGAGGGGGAACTAGCCGTACGTGTTCTTGAACATCATCACCCCAAACATTGATTCGCGTGGCCTTCCCCAAATGTGTAAGCCGATCCCTTATTAATGACATCATGGCCGACGTAGCTAAAGAGTTACCAACTGCAGTGGTCATTACTCCTGAGGGCTGAGATGTGATCTGGGTTAGTTGAGGAGCACGGCCAGGAAATTCCCACTTATACCACGATGATCCCAAACGCATGATAGCCTTCACAAGCCCAACCCGATACGTGTACCCGGTCTGATCCTCTAAACCCTTCTCTTCTTGTGCCTCAGAACTGGCTAGGAACTTAACTGCTGCCCGAGCCCACGTTTGAAAGTACCTCTCTGCTAGCATCTGATCAAGTGTGGATGCATCATGAGCAAAAGAGAAGTCGTCTTCATTCAAGACACAATCTATACTAGATGTTATTTGGGTGAAGGAATCGTGAACAGGGGCGCCATCTGCAGCTTTCAGCAGGAACGTGTTCCTTAGGTTTCTCTCATCACCGGTCTCATTTACATGATCCATCCAACTCTTCATCGCTTCATAGAAAGGATAAATCAAGAGCTGTAATGTTACAGAAACCATGTATGCCATACGAGTGTCTTTTCCTCCGGCTACATTTCGTGCCGTGAAGGTTAGTGGGCGCGAAGTTGTGCCAACCTCATCCAAAAGCCTAGGATCCAACCATCTTGTACCTATGAATGGCACAATATCCTTAGATCTCAGTGAAATGGACTCACCCGTATCATCATCTTCGACGTCTGTGAGAATGCCTTTTTGAACTTTCAGCTTCAGAGAATCGCCTCCCGCAGATGTACTCTTCGCTATTGCCGATCCAATGTTCAGCAGCTCTTTTACATCTGGAGGTTTCACACGTAGCATCACCTGCTCGTAACTCTCCATTTCATACTCGTTCACGGCAGCACCAGGCATAGAAGGATCAGGAATCTTAGCAACATACTTTTTCCACGCGGTACTTTTATATGCCGCAGGAACTGCAGCTAAGCATGATGCAGAAAAACCAGCAAACGCACCCAACGCTTGGAGATGACTCGCCACATGAAGATAATGACGATTATAAGGCCCCACAGGATATGGATGCTCTTCACCAAGCGTACCGCGATAAGTCGTGACCACCTTCTTTAATGCATCAAACAAACCTGGATGTTTGTTACAAACGGCATCAATCAAGACATCATCAGAAGCGTCTTTTGCCAGATCGAAAGTGTTCTTAAGCATAGCTATAGCGACAGTGTCTATGACAGTCCGATAAACTTCCTCAGGTTGAAAAGGTTCTGTTGAATTTTCCATTGGAGGCCTAGATGGAACAAGAACTTTGAAGTGGGTCAATAAAAGTCTCAGAGCTTGGAAAGCAGCTTTTGTCACTTTCTTGACAACACGCGTAGGCTTTTCACCTATAACACCTAATGCTGCCCAATATAAATCAGGAACATGAGCAAGATGTGTAGAACCTAACATCTGAAGAGATGCCGTAAAACAACAAAAGGTTCTCAAATAGGCCATAGTCGTTAATGTCGACGTCTGAAATAGGAGCTGTGAGCCATCACCCAGTTTTGCCTTCCTCTCAACAAAAGGTAATTTATTCTCCACTACTTTGGTTGAAGCGTCGGTCTTACTGACTTGAATCATGAGCTGCTCTCGGCAATATGCCATGATACCCATCTCATCACGTTGAGGTGGGAATCCCACATCCTCAGAGGATACATACTTATACCCACCGTGTGGTCCAGCTGACCATTCTTGGACCCATTGGGAGGCAGCACAAGGTTTGCCATCTTTCCACGCTTTAAGAATCTTCAAAGCATCAGCGCTCATAGAAGACACTGAATCCGCATCTTTTGGCTTTCTTGCGCGCTGCGTCCATGTAGAAGCATGCCATTCACAAGCCATATACAGAATGCCCGTAAGCATGGCAATCCCACCGTGACCCTTGATCTCTACATCGCTAAGTTTGCGATGATTCCACTGTAGAACCGTTGCGCTCATCATGGCGAGTAAAGGGTATGGAAGATTGCGATGTACTTCTTTAACCCGAATATGCCAGGCCTCTGACGCAACGAGACCGACGCCCTTTAAAGCTGTATACCCTTCTCTCCTCAACTCCTGTGGATTAACCTCAGGTGAGAGTCTTAGCCCCACGCCTCTAACGAAACATATGTCTCGATACACAGACGATCTCTTCGGGCTTTCATCATACAGGCCTACGAAGGGTGCTGGTGGTTTTTCTGAGCCATCCCATCCGACATTCTTTGCCCGTTCATCAATTAGTTTCTCCTTCAAAAACTCAAGATACATGTTTTCGTCCCTTGGTGTACTACCCAATGATAGTAGCACATCCACTCCATGAGAGGTTAAAACAGCCGCAGGCTTGAGGACAGGGAACTCGTTCTTGACACGATCCTTAATGATACATGGAAAGAAACCGTCAGAACATAGGTCACGACTTTCTTCACTAATGTCTTGTGACGCCCAACGACGAACCATACCCATAGCTTGAGCACTACTCTCAGGATTTCTCTCCATAAAGGAAATAGCCCAACTCATGAGAATCTCAGCTTGAGCTAACTGCGAATAACCAAACTCATGCATTGCCTCTCTACTTGGATATATCTCTGCTGCGACTGACGAAATTAGTCCGTTCATGGCAGCGCACCGCTTGCGCAGAGAACTACTGAATCCTATTCTCTGTGCCATAGCGACGCGCTGCGCGTCTT